TTATTGATTTTTCAGGAACAATCTAATGAACCGTTCATTGCACCCTGCATTAGATTATTCATTTAATTGTAGGTAGTTTGGCGGCACAGCAAGGAGGCGTAATGGATTATGAATTTTTGAAACAATTTGGAATGGCGGGAGGTTTCCTTTTCGTCTTTCTCATCTATCACAATGCCCAGAGAAAGGCGGACAGAGAGCTTCAGAACAAGCAGCTTGAAACTCAGAAAGCTCTTATGGCAACGCAGAAGACGCTCATGGACGACAACGCTGCCAGAGAGGAAAAAAACAGGGAACTACTCGTGAAACTCATAGACGAACAGCGGGCAAGCGACAAAGAGTCGGCGGAGATTATGAAAGAATTTCTGGAAGCCATGAACATCCAGATTGCTCAGAACGCACGGATAGAAACGAAGATTGACTCGAATACATCATGTCCCGTTGTGCGGGAAAACAGAGGTGCGAAATGAACACAGAACGACAGCTCACAAAAGCGGAGCTTGCAGATACTGAGAACAAAATGAATGAGCTTGCCATCCTCGCCGACAGCAGGCTCCTTGCAATACGAAACCATCTTAACCCCCACGAAGAGGACATCACAAAACTGCACATCGACAAAGCGATAGTCGAAATGACCGAACTTCACAAAAACTGGCAGGAACTGAAACGGCTGAGCGACAAAAAAGACAAGCTCCGTGAGGCACTCTATGGCTAAGAAATCCGCATACTTCGCCGAAGCCGAGCGGCTTTATGTCACGGAGAGCTGTACGCTGGAGGAGATATCCGCCCGGCTGCGCAACGTTTCCGTCCGTTCGCTTCAGGACTGGAAAACCGAAGCCAACTGGGAGAACAAACGCAGGCAGTTCATTCAGCAGAAAGAGAGCTTTTCAGAAGAGCTTTACGGGCTGACACGGAAGCTCATGGAGTCAATAAAAATCGACATCGACAACAAAAACGACCCCAGCCAGAGCAAACTTTATACACTGACCAAGCTGCTGGACAGCATGAATAAGGTGAAAAAATACGAGGACTCCGCCGCAGATGCAGTCACGGACATCACAGAGAACAGAAAGCCTATGCCCACGAAAGAGGAGCTTGCGGAGGCATTCCGCAAGGGCTTGATGGATACAGTGAATGAGTAACGGATACCTTCTGCCGTATCAGAACGCATGGCTGGAAGACCAGAGCCGCTTCAAGATATGGGAGAAGTCCCGCCGTATCGGTGCGACTTTTGTTCAGGGATATGAGGACACGGAATACTGCGCTATGGCAAACGTTGTAAACAAGGTCTATTTCTCCTCTGCTGACGAATCTGCGGGCAAAGAATACATAGATTATATCCGCTTCTGGAGCGGCAAGCTGAACTATGCCGTCACCGACTTTTACGAAGACTTCATCGACACGGAAAAAGACATCACCGCAATGACAGCCGCTTTCAAAAACGGCTCAAAGATACATGCGCTGACAAGCAACCCCAGACGCTTCCGCTCGAAGGGTGGAAAGACGGTTTTGGACGAGTATGCTTTTCATGACGATGCGGAAGCTCTGTGGAAAGCCGCACGTCCGTCAATCACATGGGGTTTTCCACTGCGCATCCTCTCCACATACAACGGGCAGAGCAACCGTTACTATCGCTTCGTTCAGGATGTCAAAAAAGGGAAGCTGAAATGGAGCCTGCACAGCACACCCATCACAACGGCTGTTGAACAGGGGCTGGCAGACAAGATTCTCCGACGCGAACTGACAGACGAGGAACGGCAGGCTTGGCTGGACGAAGAGCGGGCAAACTGCGGAGACGAAACCACATGGCTTCAGGAATACATGTGCGTTCCCGTGGATGAGTCCACAGCCTTTCTTACATACGACCTTATCCGCTCATGCGAGACAGACGACGAGCCTGTGCCTTTCACAGACATACACGACCGCACCGCACGATTCCCCGGCGGGCTTTACATAGGCGTGGACGTGGGACGCAAGAAAGACCTTACGGTCATTACCGCACTGACAAAATCGGGTTCGGCATACGACACCGTTTTTTACATAGAGATTGAGAAAGCCCCGTTCGCAGAGCAGAAAGCACTGCTGTGGGTATTGTTCAGCCATCCGGATTTCCGCCGTGCCTGCATGGACAGCACGGGACTGGGTATGCAGATGGCAGAAGAAGCGGTGACAGCCTTCGGTAAATTCCGCATAGAGCCTGTGAGCTTCACCGCCGCCGTAAAAGAGCAGCTTGCATATGGTCTGCTGCGAAAGTTTGAGGACAGACGCATCAATGTTCCGGCACGTCCTGAGATAAGAGAAGACCTGCACAGCATACGCAAGCATGTGACATCATCCGGCAATGTACGGTTTGACGTGGGCAAGAGCGATGCATCCGGACACGCCGACCGCTTCTGGTCTTTCGCACTTGCTGTTGAGGCAACGGACAAGAACACATCAGATCCGCCTGTTGTTGTCTCCGGACACCGCAGAAAAAGCAGAACCGATTATCGGGGCTACGGCGAAGTTTAAACCCATTGTGGTACGTACCCCCGATTTTTTATCTAACGCGCAATCTAAACGAATCTAAACGGGTTCTAAACAGGGTTTTTGATACAAGTAGCTAAAGGGCTTAACCCGGTCTTTGCGAGCATAGCGAAGCAATATCATAAAACACAGACTGCTTCGTCCTTTCAGTCCTCGCAGAGACCTTGAAAAACAGGAGGTCTCAAGGTGGCAAAAGAGATATGGATTACACCGACACAGAAAGTCCCCATCGGACGTGGCAATAAAAGTCTTCATACTGAGATAGCAAGCCGTGGCAGAGCTGAAGGTTTCGGCAGCTATTTCGGATATCTGCCCAACCCTGACCCGGTGCTGAAAAAACGTGGTCAGGATATCTCTGTCTACAAAGAACTGCGGACGGACAGCCACGTCTTCAGCCAGATACTTTCACGCAAGAGCGGACTGCGCTCCATGGAGTGGGAGATTGACAGAGGGAAGGCAAAGACGAAAGAGACGGAGTTTATAAACGATATATTCACAAACGTTCTGAAGATGAACCGGATAATTGCCGGAATGCTGGAAGCTCCGCTTTACGGATATAAGTTTCTCGAAATCATGTGGCAGAAGCGTGGAGAATATCTCATCGCCGCCGACATTGTTGGCAAACCGCCGCAGTGGTTTAATTTCGACACCGAGAACCGCCCACGTTTCAAGACCATGGGCAGCCTCATGGGCGAGCTGCTGCCTGACAAAAAATTCCTTATACCCACGTTTGAAGCAGACTATGAAAACCCATACGGCTTTGCTTCGCTTTCGGCTTGTTTCTGGAGCGTTGTTTTCAAGCGGGGCGGCATGAAGTTCTGGGCTACGTTCACAGAGAAATATTCTATGCCGTTTCTCCTCGGCAAAACCCCCAGAGGCACAAGCAAGGAAGAGAATCAGGCATTGCTGGAGTCTCTGGATGAGATGATCCAAGACGCTGTCGCTGTTATCCCGGATGATTCATCCGTGCAAGTCATAACCGGCAGCGACAAAGGTTCATCAGATATCTATTACCGTCTGTGCCAGTTCTGTAACGGAGAGATATCCAAAGCTCTGCTTGGGCAGACACTCACCACAGAGGTGGGCGACAACGGCAGCTATGCTGCGGGGAAAGTTCATGCGGGTGTACGGGCAGACATAATAGAGTCCGATGCGGATATGGTCACCGAGCAGCTTAATCAGCTTATCCGCTGGCTGATAGACTTTAACTTTGCAAATGCAAACGCATATCCCGAAATCATCTTTTACTATCCTGAAGACGTGGACAAGGATCTCGCTGACCGTGACAGCACTCTGACGACACAGGGCGTTCGCTTTAATAAGAAATACTACTCAAGAGCCTACGGGCTTCAGGAAGATGAGTTCGAAGTAACAGACCCCACAGCACAACCGGCTGCTGAATTTGCTGAACCGGTGAAGAAAAAAAACACGGATGTTCTGGATGATGCGGCGGCGGGTATTAAAAGCCTTACTGCTGAATCCGAAGCAGAAATAGATATGAAGCTGGCTGAGATACTCAATTCCGCTGCGAACTATGACGAGGCGATAGAGGCTTTGCTGGCGGCATATCCAACCCTGAACATTGACAAAGTTCAGGAAATGACGAACAGGCTCGGATTTAACTCTTTCATGCTCGGTTTTGCCGAGGCTGAAGATGAACAACAATAGGCGGCATATTCAGCCACAGTATGCCGTATACACCGCGTACCGCTTTAGCCACAGAGCGGTACGCCCTCCTAAACACAGACTGCTTCGCTTCGCTCGCAGAGACGTCTCTGCGAGGAGTGCAACGACGCGGCAGTCTCTACCCCTTTTCGTCTTTGCGAGGAGCGCATGTGACGAAGCAATCTCATTAAGGAATAATCATGATTTCAATAGATTTTAACAAGCCTCCTAAAGACGCGTACAGCTACCTAAAAGCTAAAGGCTATAAACTGTCATTCAACTATGACGAGGTGCAGCGGGAACAGCACAACCACGCTTTCACGGTTGCGAAGGTTACCCGTCTTGACCTGCTGAACGATATTCACAACAGTCTTATAGATGCTATGGAGAACGGCAAACCCTTTGAACAGTGGAAGCGTGAGCTGAAGCCCACGCTTGCGAAATACGGCTGGCTGGGCAAAACAGAAGTGACCGACCCGAAGACAGGCGAAGTGAAGACAATCAACGTCAACAGCCGCCGTCTGTCAACAATCTATCATACGAATATGCGGGTTGCATATGCCAAGGGCAGATATGACCAGATGATGGCTCTGCCGGATTCACAATACTGGCGGTATGTTGCCATTCTGGACGGGCTTACGCGCCCGGAACACAAGGCTCTGAACGGCATGATACGCCACCGCAGCGACCCGTTTTGGAAGCTGAACTATCCGCCCAACGCGTGGAACTGCCGCTGTTCCGTGCGGGCATACAGCGAGGCACAGCTTGAACGGCGGGGCTGGAAGGTTACACCGGAGGACGCACCGCTACCCGCAGGTTATGCGCCGCACCCGGACTGGGCATATAATCCCGGCATGTCGTACAAGCCCGGCAAGCTGACACGGATGGAGCTGGACAAGTCCGCGCTGGAGCTGCCGAAGATTGTAAAAGACAAGGTGATGGAGGATGTTTCGGATGAAGACCTGAAGAAAACGTTCTTTGAAGGCATGGGCGTAAAGGAAGGGGGGACGTTTGTTGATAAGGTGGGCGACCCTACCGTGATTGACGGCGGGCTGTTTGAGACAGGAAAAGGCTTTTCAAAGATAAAGAAACAGGAGCGGCATTTCTATGTTTCGGAGTTTGCGAACCTCATAAAAGAGCCGGACGAAATCTGGCTGGAGCTGGAAGAGCTGAAGCAGCCCTCCGGCGCATATCTTAAAAGCACTCATCGGCTGGTAAAGAAGTTCTTCAAGTATTACGAAAACGAAAAAGGCGGACGTTCGGCATTGATTGCTGTTTTTGAATATCAGAAGGACAAGACGCAGGGTTCAACCCTGTATTTCATAAAAAGTGCTGAAACTATAGAGAAGAAAAGGTTTGAAAAGTTAATATACAGGAGAGATTAAAGCAGACTTAGACACTGTCTTTTGCAGGGCTGTTAATGTCTGCATCGCCTCATGACACAGTGCCATATATTCTAATCTCTCCTGCTTATGGTTATATAATAAGCCCGCAGCGGGCATATGTCAAGTATGCACGTTCGTTTCTGCGAGCCTTTGGCGAAGCAGTCTGTCTTTCTCCCTCCTTTAACAAAACATTCGCTTAAATTATGCGAATGTTTCTGCACCGGGCTAGCCGGAAAAGGAGGGTAGGGGTGGATTTTCTCCACGTCTCTGCGAGGGCTTTAGTCCGAAGCAGTCTCATTAATTTAGAAGGAATTTAGAAATGTCACAAACACTGATTATTACAGGATTAGACGAGGTTAATGCACGATTAGGAACTCTCAGCCGGGAACTGGCGGACATGCAGCCGACACTGGAGGAGATTGGCAACGAACTGGCGAACATCACCGATGAATCGTTTGAAAACCAGAAAACACCCTGGGGCGAAGCATGGACTCCGAACTCTCAGGCTACTCTGGACGAGTACGTCCGGAAAAAAGGCAAGGGCAAATCAGCCAAAGCAAAGGCGGCACTGGCTGCGGACAAGCTGATTCTTATCGACAGTGGACAACTGCGCACAAGCATCACCCACGAGGCGACAAAGGACAGCGTGACTCTCACCGCCGGAAAGGTATACGCCCGCATACACCAGCTGGGCGGCGAAGCAGGCAGGGGCAAAAGCGTGACCCTTCCGGCAAGACCGTATATGCCGTTAAAAGATGAGAAACTGAACGAGGGAACGCAGAAGGTGGTTAATGATATGATTATGCAAAGGCTGATTGAGGCTGTGGCGAAAAGCGGCGGGGTGGGGTAGGTTTCTCCCGTCTCTGCGAGCCTTAGCAAAGCAGTCTGTGTTTCCGGTTACCTTATCTTAAAAATATCCTGCGATTTGTCCGGCTGTTTCTTTATCATAGGCTGAGGTTGTGGTGATGAACCCGCAGGTTTTTCAGACTTTTCTGCTTTCGCCGATTCGATGAATTTATCAGTCATCAGTATCAGTATATTATACATCTCCGTAAGCTCTCTTGAAATATCTGCATCAATAAAGGTTTCGGTATTTGAAGATGTTGCCGTATAGCTGGAATAAGTGCCGATTACATATGTGGATATCCTGCTCTTTTCAATTACACGCTTTAGCCTAAAAGACTTTTCAGCGGTTGTGCTTTCGTCAGAAATTTTAACATCAACGATTGCGTTCAGGATTGTTATGTACGAGACCTTCCATGTTGCCCCGCCACGGTTGCTGTTGTCGCCGCCGTTTTCAATCCAGAAATCTTTTACAATAAAATCAATATTAATATCAGATTCACTACTTTGTTTTAAAAACTTTGCAGTGACATAGCTTTGAATTACGTCTCGGAAATCAGAATCGACATCCAGTTTGTAGACATGACTGGAGTGACTTTTCTTGTCGCTGCCCACAACGTACCCATCGTAAATATTCTGTTTGTTGGGATATGAATACGAATATGACACGGTTCTTTTGTCAGGTTTGATAAAACCCATAGTCAGGCTGGATATGCCGTTGCGCTGTTCAACAGGTAACGGGTCTGTATCTGGTGGTCTCGGAGAGGTAAATCTCGGAGCGCAACCGTAAGATAAGATTAGTAATGCTATGATAATTAAGTGTTTCATTATAATTCCTTGCCGCAGGCAAAACATTCTTTAGCATCACTGCTGTTTACAGCATGGCAGCTAGGGCAAATTTGATTAACCAAACCCATCGTTTTTTTTACGTTTACATCATCAGGATACTGGTCTGTCCGGCAATAGGGACACAGCTTCGCATCCGGTTCTATCAGCTCACTGCATTTTGAACATTTTTTGAAAGCACCCACACCTTCACGTTTGCCCATAGCGAGTAGCCAAAGGATTATAAACGGGAAGAAACCGCTGAAAAATACCCACGGGAAAACGGCTCTTTTGAAACGGGCTGCCAGAAATCCGGCAATAGGTGCAAAAACAATCCAGTTGAAAAAGGCATACATTACCAACACGATTATAAATGATACTGCGGCTAGCCCGCTACCAGGACCGTAATCGTTCGGTGTGTAATACATGACGACATCCCTCTTTTATTCTTTTTCTGTGAAAGTTTATCGCAGGATGGAAAGACGCGCAAGTGGAATTGAAAAAGGGGACGATTTGCGCTGTCGTCCCCCCTCGGTTCTGCGGTGTGGTCAATAGGAGTGTGAAAATTCACCGCAGTGTCTTGATTTCCTTCACGATATGCTCGCTTAACAGTCGCAGACCTACAGCCATCTTGTCCTGTCCGCAGCCCTCCGCAACAAAATAGCATATCAGATCCATGAGCGTTTCAAGCTCGGTGGTGATGCTCTCCACCTTGTCCGCTCTGTTCACTTCCTCGGCGGTCATGACATCACCCCACAAGGTTTTGACTGCGCAAACTGGAACGCACAGCATGGTCAGAACGTTTCATTTTCCGCTGAATCTCCGCCATTGTTAAGCCGGACTTATAAAGTTTGGCAATCTCCTGATGCTCCTCTTTTGTCAGCCAGCGGTTGTAATGGGCGGGGATGGGTGAAGCCTGTTCCATTCGGGAGATATACTTTTCCATGAGTGCGGCATACTTTTCTTTCAGCTCCGCCAGGTCGGCGGATAGAGCTGTGTTTGCCTCGCCCAACTCTGCGATAGTCTCAATCACCCTGTTTGCTGTCTTGCCCTGTACGTCACCACGGGCTTTCTTTTCGCACTGGATGAAATACCGCCTCGCCTGTCTTCCCTTCTGGTTGTTCTCCACCATGCTTAGTTCTTTCGCCATATCGAGGGAGATGTGGTACTCGTGCTGTATCCCTCCGCTTTCTAATTTTTTAGAAACCGTTACAAAGTCTGCCCCATCTTCAAAGCCGTATTTAGCAATACGATTTTTTATCCAGTCAGCAAATTTTGAATTAACTTCTAAAAAGCGGTGGAGGTCACGGGCGGAAACAGTGGGAGTTTTTTCTCCGGCGAATAGTTCAGAATGTGATACCGGAATAAGGGTTGAATCGGTCATAACTATCACCTCCTGTTTTGTTCTTACAGGAATAAGCTATAGCTAGTCCGCATTATTGTCAATAAAAAATATGAAAGAACCGTCTTTTAAAGTTTATCTTTTAATGTTGAGAGCAAGATTTCTCTCAAATCATTATATTTTTTTTCTATACGCAATAATTCTAAACACTTCAAAGCCATTGGCGGAATATCTGTTTTAGCTTTTGTCCATGTTGTAACAGTACTCACATTAACACCGATTTTATCTGCTAACTCTTTCTGGGTTATTCCAAGCTCTTTACAAACGTCTTTCACTATGCCGTGACGTTCTTCTGTAAGCCAGTAAGGAACATTGCCAGCCAGAAGTTCAGCAATGCCTTGTCTGCGGTCATGAACACGGCGATTTGCCATGTCGTACTGAAAATAGAATGCTCTGGCTTTATCTGCCAATGCTTTAAGCTCTTGCTCGTCAGGGTCTTCATCATTTCGGTATTCACTTAAATATCTTTCAATACCGTTGCCGATATTGCCAGCTTCTGAAAATTCCAGAGCCTCGTCATTCCTAAAATAGTCTATAACCCAGTCTCTTATATTCATTTATCCACCAAATGTTTGTAAGACTTATACTATCACAATCACACATGAATGTCCACTGTTGCGGAATACTTTTAGTATCAATATTTTCTGAGATACTTAAAGTACAGTCTCCCCGTTTATAAATAGGGGGATTTGCATTAAAGATAAATCAAATCCCTCCAAACCTCCCTTTGCTAAAGGGAGGCTTAAAAGCTATTCCTCTCCCAGAAACTCTTCCATCCGTCCGGCGCGTTCTTCGTTCAGGACGTTGTAAACGTACCGCTCGCTTGTCCCTGTGCGGATAGCCAGCTTTTTGGCATGTATGTGCTGATTGTCTATGATATATTTACGTTTTGCTTTAACTGCAAAGTTCTTAGGGATTGTTATCTGCATACCGCCGCACTCTTCCATGAGCTTGAGCGTGGCTTCAAGCCCGATGGTGTCTGCTACCAACTGCATGTCTTCGTTCGGGAGGTCGTCATATGTCATGCTGTCTCTGATATCATCAAGCATAAAGCCTCCTTAGACACTCTTTAAAGGGCTATTAACACCCGTGTAATCAGCCTTTAACGGCGCAGTTTTCAGAATCCTGACTTCGCCGCTTGGGAAGTATTGGACACTCTCGGACAGGCAGCCGTCCTCGCAGATCCACCAGCAGTGGACTGTGATGCACATCTCATTCACTTCAATGATTTCAATAAATGTTTTCATACTGCGACCATGTTGTGTATAATTTGATTTGGAGGTAAGCCTATAAAATGAATGGATTTAAAGTACGGAATAATAGAACAAAATATAGATTTATCCGTTTTGATAGTATCGTTGGAATTATCAGCATTATAGTTTCTGGCATAATATCCATTTATGCACTTGAAACGACCGTCAAAAATCAGGAAAAACTTACAGAAAAAACTATTCAAAAAGAGAGCCTTGAATTGCTTGCATCCAGATTGTATGAGTATGGTAAATTTTTCAACGATGACGTAGTTGCTATTGAAATGGAAAGAAATAATAATATTTTCAGCTATACTAAAATGGTTTCTAATAAAAATACATATAAAGACCCAATTGAAACTCTTGATGCAATTGAATCTACTCTTGCAAGTTCTTTCTTGCCAGAAGAATTTACGAAGAAAATCGAAATATATATAAATAATGAAAGAGAAAACGAACATTTGGACAATGCAATAAACGAATGTATTGCAAAAATAAAAAAGGTTGCACCTGACATTTATTCTAAAGCAATAAAGAATGAAAATACTACAAATAAATCTGAATATATTGATGATTTGATATCGATATTGAAAAACAGAAAAAGCGAAAAAGAACAAGGATATAAAAGGTATAAGGAAATTAAAGAATATGTAAATAAGTATGCAATAAACGGAGAAATTGAAACGGCAGAAAACCAAGACTTTAACAACCTTAATGGCGGCTTTCAACTTATTACAGATCCAAATATAATCCACTATATTGAACTGGCACAATGCACTAAAGTATATTCGGATATCGCAGATAAATAATTTCCTAAAATTACTAACAATGAAAGTTATTTTTGGCATATGTCTCACTTCTGCTTCTATTTTACGTATTTCTAATTTTCTCGTTTATCTTCAGCGTGAGCTTTGTCAAAGCCACCGCCGTCTTTGTCAGGTCGCTATCGTTGTAAATCAGCCCTTTCCGGTTCAGGTACGCAAGCTCCGCATTTGTCACAAGCACAAGGTTTTCAATGGCGAAGTTATGCTTGTTCCCGTCTGCGAAAAGGACGAAATGACCAGCCGGAACAGCACCGTTAACACTTTCCCAAACTGCCGTATGTTTGTGTTTCCATTTCGGCGGGTTATCTGAAACTTTGACTTTTACATATCCATCGGTACACTGAACCTCTGTACCTATAGGAACAGCATTGTGCGGGCGTTTGCCGCTATTAAACTTATTCCCCATCCCTATTTTATGACCCTTTTGGAATCCGGCTGGTGTTCCGGTCTTAATCCCTCTGTTTCCGCAGGCATCTTTCACCTGCCGAACAGGGTAATTTCTCCCGAAAGCCTCGTTCAGCATCTTTGTCAGTTCTGCAAACGTCTTTCCCACCGCATTGGTTCTCATAAACTCAACTTCGGCTGCTGTAAAAATCCGGCTCACTGCTTGCCGTCCTTTTTGCTGTCCAGAGCCGCTTGCGGCACAGACACACCGAAGATGTCCGGCAGTTCTGTGCGGGGCATGAAGTTCTCGTTTATGGCGGTTGCGGCTTTGATAACAAGGTGACCGTTACTGATTATCATCCCTGCCACTTCTGTTTTTGCCTTTGCCCGACGTACAGCTTTTTCTAACTGTTCCGGAGAACCGGCGACATCAAGCTCATTAAGCGATGCGAAAAGGCTGTTATGTAAATCAATCAGCTTATTGTTTTTCGGTTTATCTGCCATGTTCCACCTCTGCAAATCCTCTGTCCTGCGCACCCCTTTTGAGATGCGCAACAGAGAGGACTTTTTTTGTCTCTCTGTCTCTCCCCTTCAACTGTTCCTGTTCAACTCTTCCTGTAACTCTCTTATCTTTTCCAGTGCGCTTTCCAGCTTATTTTCAAGCTCGTCTTTTTCGTCCTCAAGCTGTTGAATATCAGCGTTAAGGCAATCAATGATGCTTTCTGTCTCATTATCATTCATAGCCTTGCACAGCGGGCAGTTCTTGTAACCTTCGGTATGTGCAATCGGCGGGTGTCCGTTTGCGCACACTTCCATATCATGAACACTCATCAGACACCCTCCCAGTATGCAGTTCCGTCCCCGTTCTCAATTCGGACGATGTCAACTTTCAGCAGTTCTTTAAGATGCGGGATCAGCTTGTCAAAGGCTTCCGTTTCGCCGTTAATCATCAGCTTTAAGGCATTTTTTGAACTCTCTGTGCGCACCGCCAGTTCATGACATATCAGGTCTTCGGATATCTTTTTATCTGTCAGATACTCCCGCAAAAGTGATATAAGCCCCAGTGACAGGAAACCTCTGTCCGGCAGGCTCTTGTGCTTTGTTTTTTCAGCTATGCGCTTTGCGATTTCGGCATCAGAGAGGCTTTCGTCTTTTTCAGGTGCTTTGCATTCAGATACAGGGGTTTCGTTCCCAGATTTAAGGGGTTCGTCCGCAGAATCAATACCCCACGCGGTTTTGCCGTCTATGATAGACTGTTCCAGCTTTACTTTTTTACCTATTACGTTTCCGTATTCTTTCGCCACATCTTCCGTTGTTGCAATGCTGGTGTACATATACGAGAGAACGGTCTTCTGATGAACGCCTGTTTTTGCAGCAACAAGAGCGGCTATATTTGCAACTGAGATGCCTGTAAATTTTTGATATTGCCTGACTGCATCACGCATTTCGGTACTCAGCGGATATCTGCCGTCAGCCCTTTTTCTGCCCGCCTTCTTTATCTCGGTCTTTTCAGGCAGCTCTTTTTCAAACCAGTCCTCTTTTTGAACGTTTTCTTCTGCCTCTTTCTCCGCCTTCATTACTTTGTAGTTTTCGGGAAGGACTGATTCTTTTGAAAATTGCGGAACGTCAGATTGAAACAGCTTGATAGTCGGTTCCG